TTTTCGGTGACAACACCTAACTTATACAAACAAGTTAACTTTATATTAACCGCTAACTGCGTTTTTGAGCATATTATATTTATTAATGTCTGTTCTATACAATCTAGCCTGTTCAGTTAGATTGAAAGATTCTTTAGCAAATGGGTTGGCTTCACCTGTAATTACATCAGCAGTTACTTTGGTTGTTGTAGCACCACCGCCCTGTGGTCTTGGATTTTTTTGTACCCATTGAGGCATCTTTTGTTGCGCCCAATCTTTCACAGGAGTTCTGTTATAACCATCAACGATAACAACAGTGCCATCAGCTTCTCTTGCAAGTTGATCTCTGTTTATTCTTGACAATACATATTGTGGATCATGCACCACATCAGCTAATGCACTGACAGCAGGGGCTTCAACCTCAAGTTCTCTTTGTCTTTGCTCAAGTTCTTGTATTCTTTTGTTTTTTGCCTCTTCAGCTTCACGATACTGAGTCGCAAGTTTTTCTCTTGCCTCTTCATATTTACCCTGTGCTTCAAGTTCTTCCTGTTCTTTTTTTTGCTTATAAGCAATCAAGGCATTTACATCAACATCTGGAGGAATAGCCTTCCCTGCTTCTTTTGCTTTTATATTCTGATCTAATAATTTTGCATTATTAGCTTTTAGTTTTTGTAGTTCTTCCTGTAAAGCTGCGTATTGTTCAGGAGAAGGGTTTGGCTTGATAGGCTCTTCTGACATAAAAAATCGTAATATTTATTTATAATATTATCGTGAAAATTACCATTTGACCTTATGTGACCAAAATAACGGTGAAAATATCGTTGGATTTGGGTTCTGGGCATTATGTCTTGCATAATAACTAGCTCTTCTTTGCTTTTCTGCTTTTGTTCTTGGATTCTTGCCAGCACCTTTGACTCCCTGCTGTCCAAACCTGATTAATTTAACCTCATCACCTTTTTTTGCAAGCACAACATGAGATTTTGTTGGATGTCCTGGAGTTGGTTTTGCTTTGTTAACTTCTGTTAAGCCATACTTTTTAAGCTTACGTTCAATCTTTTCTTTTTTACTAAGTGTCATTTGCCCTTCCTCTTCATTGCCATATTGTGTGCCTCAGTAAATGAAACCCCTTCTCTCATCTTACGTTTCATATATTCCATATGAGCCTTTGTGTGACCATGAGCCTTTTGATGCTTTGCAAGTGTGTTCTTTTGTCTTGTAGTTAATTTCATTTTTTTCTTGGTTTACCTCCTGAACCTTGTCTTGCTCTATTTGTACTAGGATTTTCTCTCACTATCTTACCGCTTTTTGTATGACTGTAATCCATTCCTCCTTTTCCAACATTTCCATCTTTTCTTCTAGCTTTTAATAATTCTGCTCTATATTTTTTTGCTTTTGTTGTTTTATTTATTTTTCTTTGAGCAGCATTTTTTTTCTTACGAGCTTCATCATTTGATCGGTAATATTTAGCAGATTTTCTAGGATTTTTAACTTTTCTTGGAGCCATTATCTTTTTTTGTTGTACCTTGAATAAATTGCTGCGTCTGCTGTTCTTGCTTTGTCACCTCTCATATAACTATTTACTCTGCCCATAGCCCACGCTGCCATTGGAACATTTCTTGATCCAGCAGAAAGATAAGCACCTTGACCCTTTCGGTAAACTTCTGCAAGTTCACCATAAAAAAAGCGCGTACCTTCAGCCTTTTTTTTAAGACTAGCTTTTACGCTTTCGCTTAGTGGTTTTCTTCTTTTTGCTTGCGACATTTTGCTCTGTGCGTGATTTAGATACAGCCTTTATATCAATAAATTCTCCTTTTCTGTAGGCTTCAGCAGTTCTTTTGATCTCAGCAGCTTTCGCTAACTTGTTCATAGCTCCAGACAGATATTTTTTGGGAACACCTGTCTTTTTGTCTTTTGGAACTCGCCTAAATTTTCTAGTCACTTTTTGGTTTTTTTCTTAATTGCTGGTTTTGTTTCTTTTTCAGCCTTTGGCTTCGACTCATCATAAGTCTGGACTTTAAATGTATATCCCATTATTTTTTACCTCCCTTCTTTTTCTTCTTCTTTCCTTTTGGTTTCATTGATCCGTAGTGTGAAGGCATGACAATAAAAGTAGCTGTTTCTATATTACTTCCTTTTACGTTTCTTAGCTGTTTTCTTTTTACCTGCTGTCGATAATGCAATGGCAATTGCCTGTGATCTTGATTTGCCCTCTCTCATTAACATTCTGATATTGCCTGTGATTGTCTTTTGTGATTTTCCTTTTTTAATTGGCATCTTTGTATTTATCAGCTAACTCTTTTAATGTTAGCTCTGATCCATCTTCACGGATAATTTTTTTTAAGGCATTTGTAGCGTTAAGTTGTTTTGTACCTCTCTTAGGACTCATCAAATAATTGAAATATCTTTTCTTTTTCCCCAATACTTTGTCCTGTACATCAGGATTATCTTTTAACCAATTTGCATAGTTTGTATCTTGCGGAACACGACCTGTTGCACTTGGTCTTGTATTAGGAAAAGCCCTTGCCAAGTCATCGTCATCAATAACAGGAACAGTAGTTGATCGGCAGTTAAAATGTTGTGGAGGTACAGGTCCTTGATCATATCTAAACAATTGACCATCTAATCTTTGACAGATAGAACTTGTTCTTGCATCAAGTGTTGCGACATATTGATATCTACCTGTTATATCTTTGTTTGCTGCATATACAGCCTGACTTGCTGCATTTTGTACCTGGTTTACAGTTGTTCTAACAACAGTTTGGATTTGTTTATTTGATAAAAGCATCCCCTCTGAATTTTTTAAGGCAGAGTTCAATGCAATCGCATTCTGTGGCTTTGCATTAAATCTAAGGTTTGGCCCCTTGAGCCTTCTTACAATCTTTGGTAAAGATTCTCCCTCTAAAACACCAAGTCTGATTGCTTTTGACAATCTTGAAGCAGAATCTTCAGCAATGCCTCTAAATGATTTTTTTACATTTTTTCCATTTGGTAAAGATATCTCTGATCCTCTTTTTGCGGTCAATGCAAACTGAGCCGATCTAAATACACCATCTTTGTCTCTTAATCTAATAGTCATAGCAGTCGGATCTTTTGTGACAATAGATTTTGCAAAGTCAGGAGAAACAGCAACTGTGTTTACCTGAAACTCTCCCTTTGGTAACACTTTTTGCAGTTGATCCTTAACAAAACCGACTTGAAACTCTGCCAAGTTTTGCAGTTCATCAATCATATAAGCTGCACTTTCATTTTCCCAACCTTTCAAACTATCAACCATTTGTGCCAATATTGATCGAAGCCTTGCAGTTGTAGTTGGGCTGTTGCCCTCAAGGTCTCTTATTTTTCGTAATACATCTAAAATTACCTCATTGAACTGACTAGCAATTTGAAACTGAACCTTATTGCTGTACCTGTTCAGGTCAATCGCTTCACGATAGAAAGCCTCTGGAACTGCCATTTATTATGACTCATCAGATTCAGTTGGGGCTTCCATTTCGATCAACCCACCAGCTTGCGTTGCCTCAACTTCTTCCTCTACATCAAAGTCATCACCAAGAATCTCACCACTGCTTAATTGTGTTAATAATGTTTCCTGACTGATAGTACCAGCAGTGAATAATGCAAGTAATGATTGGATCTCTTGTGGTTCTAATCTTGCTGTTACAAAGTCTCTATTAACAAAAGAACTCCCAGCGTTCGGTTCATTAAGATATTCGCTATGAAACTTGAGACAGTTATCAATCAAATCTTGCATCTGCTGGGCAATAACCATCATTGTGCTGTCATTCTGTGATCTATCTATTCTCTTGGCCTCGGCACTTTCGCCAACTAGCTTTTGACCCAGTACCGCAGCTAATGACAATGTATTTATTTGGTCTGCGATATCTTTTAATCTTGTAAATTGGCTGTCATAACTATCACCCGATGGGCTGACATATTCCATTCTTGATTCGGGTGGTAATGATAATGCTTCATTTGGCCCTGTTGTTATCTCATCTGCGTTTGGATAACCAAAAACTGCAAGCAATGGAACAGAACTGATATGCAGAATATTATCAAGGTCACTCTGTATCTGGTAATGTTTAAGGTTCAGTTCTGCTATGTCATACAAAGGACTGCGTGATTCGTAATATCCAACTCGATTTGAATAAGCCACAGCAAAAGGAATCTTATCTTTTATGCTCATCTCTCCCTCATCATGTAATTTATATTCACCCTTGTTGTTTTTTCTGTGGATTTCATATCGTCCAGGTTCAAGCACCCTGATTTGTTTTACAATCTTTTCTCCATACTTACCATCAGATTCAACAACCTGTTCCATCAATCGCAACTGCGTTAATTTTCTTACACCATCAACGATCTCTGTCCTCCAACCAAGAATATCTTTGGGCGCATATGTTACCCAATATGGCCTTGCCTTTTCTCCATCTTTCGGTGCATCAACTAAAACACCAACATGACCAAAAGAAATCGCAACCCTAGCTGTCTGATATAACCAGACATTGAGATCATTACCCTCAAGGTCAACATCAAACAACTGCTCACGAACAAGATCTGAAACATCGTCTAAACGAATAGGCTTTCTGACAAGCATACCGCTTAACATTTTCTCGATACGCTGCAAATATGGCACTACTGTTGATCTTGCCAACCTTGTGTCATAAGCATCATCAGTTTCTCTTGGTTCTTGATTTAAATATTTTCTATGTTCACTACGAATTTTGTATGTTCCCTCTTTCAAATCTTCAACTAAACCCCAGAAATTAGCCATTCTCTGATAGGCAGCATTAGGACTTGCAACCGTTGTAGGAGCTAGTGTTACAGGCTGATTGTAAATATTCAGAGAGCTATACACGGTTTTTCCTCATAGTACCATTACTTTTAATATATTCTAATCCCTGTTCGCTTGCCTGCCCTACCATAAAGCAAATTAAATTCACGATAAATTAAATACCCTAGAGCATCGTTCATATGGTCGTATCCATTTTGTTTATCTGGATCTCCTGTCTTTTCATCGTAACTCTGCAACTCAAGGCACTCAATCAAACGAGGGCAACTGGCATGAATCGCCAAACGTCTTTCCCCTTTGCCGTTCTGTAGTAACGCATTGACGGTTGCAACTCGATCTTTGATAAAGGGGTTGCTCTTGAGAGCCATTGAACCGAAGCCGTAACCTTGGAGTATCGCAAGATCTGTCTTTGATGCGTTAATCGTTGAACGTGCTGAACCACTAGCGTCAGGGTAAACTAATATTCTGTTTGAAGGATAACGTCTGACCAACTCCTGTGCCAACGCATCTGTATCTTTTTGTTTTGATATTTCATCAATGATAACTAACCTGTCACCATCTCTCACACCAATAACGCAGTTGCAGTTCATTACGTTGAAATCTATACCGCAAAGTAAAGTCTCCATCTTGATATCAAACGGTATTTTATTGATGACATGATGTTCTCTGGAGAACCTGTCATAAACCTGTCCGCTTGTTAAATTGACCCATTGACCAAGAAGATAAGCTTTTATAAGTTGCGGTGGATAATTTTCATACAAAGATGGAATAAATGTATCGGGCAGATAAGGATTATCAGCCGTCTTTGCTTGTATCAATGCAGTATCAGATTTTCTATTTTTTTCAAAAGTTTCAAATGCCCAACCATGACCTTCGGGAGTTGTTGTTGCATAGAACTGCTGAACATTACCCGATCTAAGTCTTGCAAGTGCCATGTTCATAGCGTTTTCTGCTTCTCGTTTTGGGATAGTGTCTGCCTCATCAAATCCCACTGCACACAAGTTCTGGCCTCGCAATCTTTGATATGTCAGCATTGTTCTTAGCAAAATCGTATGTGTTCCTTCTTCCCAAGAAAGTTGATACTCAGGAAGCGGTGATGCTCTGAACGTGTAAGGTATTTGCCATTGATCTAATAATTCATTAAATGTACGAATTAAAATGTCTCTTAACATCGGTGCTGTTGGTTGAAAAACAGCAGATACATGACCGATATTTAGACAGGCAAGCATTACAGCTTTTGAACAAAGTGCATAAGTTTTACCAGCACCAAAGCCACAAACAAGGGCTAGTTTTCTATGTTCTGTATCTGCACAAAATTTTTCTTGATGAGGTAATAAATCCTGATAGATTCTATCAATCGTTTGTTGCGTTGTAGGAAGATCAAATGCACCAACTTGATATAAAACTTTTCCAGGTTGAACTGTATCTAAAATGCTCACGAAATAATCTGTGCAAGTCTAGCTGCTGTATTGATCGCACCAAGAGCGATATGCAAATGACCTTTTTCTCTAGCTTCCATCTGTAGCGTTGCAGCTTGAGCTAAAAGATTTGCCACCATTTCAGGTCTTTCCATATCCCAATCTGCTTTCATTTCGGCTCTAGCAATCTCTAAATATTTATCTGCTGTTGTAGCACTGACCCCCCATTTTTTCAAAGCATATCTAACGCAATCAGATCTACGACCACCCTTGGCAATGATCTCGCCAAGTTCTCGTGACCTCATGAGAGTTTCTATTTTTGTACCTTTTTTAGCCATTACATAGATGTTACACGGAAAAGCGAAAATATGAATATTTGTGTAATTTGAGACTCATTTGAGACTACAAGGTGTTCCCACGTTCCCAAGTGTTCCCAGAAATGCTACAAACTTACCTAACCCTATATTTCCCTATATATTACCTATTATTATATTTATATATAAAACATAGAGAACATAGAGAACATATATATATAAGATAGTTATATCAAGGATTTTAGCCGTTCCCAGTAGTGAGAACAGAGGTGAGAACAGGTGAGAACCAAACCCATTTAGGTGTTCCCGATACTCGTTTCCTTTTACGTTCATAATGTAAGGATTTGAGAATGGATGAGACAGTCATTGTGTCAGATTTTGTCTGTCTTTCGATTGGTTTTTCTATCGCTTCGGCTAATAAAAGTTCTATTGTTATATCTTTCATGGCATTCGCTGGGTCGTTCAAGTAGTTGGTTATCACAGAAAGCCAAGGCGAATCAACCATGTAACCAAGATTTTCTTTTTCAATTTGGTTTTCCTGTTCATAAGACAGAAAATGTGATTCATTATTTTTAAATAAATGTATTGCAGCCGACCAAAGAGCATCACGTTCAAGTTGTAAGGAGTCGAGGTCGATTGATTTTGTGGTGCATGGGATTATATGGAAACGTCTGTTCCCTGTGTCATCTATGAGGAGTCCTGAATCACGGTTACTGCTTCCAACGATGATGCCTCGTCTTGGCCATTCTTCAACAGCTTTACCATATGGGACTCTGAGAAGATCGGTTGACCTTGATAAAAATGCTTTTACAACCCCTGCGTGTTTGCGACTTGTTACACCATCAATTTCTGACCATTCCATCCCCCATGATCTGTGTAGAACAAGAAGATCATCTTTAGAAGAAATGTCACCAAGAGCATCAGAAAAGAAAGGGCCGAACAATGTTTGCCAAAAAGATGATTTTTTTATTCCCTGTGAACCTTGAAGGACAGTTGCTGAATCATGTTTGCAACCTGGAATATAAACTCTCCTTACCGCATTTATAAGAGTAAGTTTCAACATCACATCATAAATAGTCGGTTCTTTCAGTTTTTGATCCTGTGGTCTGAGATAAGTTGAGGCCAATCTTTCAATGCCATAAAGTTCTGGTTCTATTTCGTTGCAGCAATGATCAAGATAAAGTTTTACAGGATCATATTCATTTTCATGAGCTACTTTTAGCAGGCAATCAATTGCCATCTCCTTCGGCACTTTGTATCCAAGTTCTGCTAGCGTCAGATAAAAAAGTTCAATATTTTTAATTACTTTGCCATCCATTTCTATTGAATGAGAAAAGGTATTAAATCTGATTTCCTGTTTCAGGTTGCGTAAAAAGTTTATAAGTTCCTGTGAAGTAAGTTGTTCTAATTTACGAGGAACAGGAGTTGGTTCTTCTGCTGGTTTAATTGAAGTTGGGAAAGTCCGTGGTGGTGGAGTCCAACCATCTTCAGAGGCAAACTTCTGGAGAGTACCTAGTGAAACGCCAGATAATTTGAATGATGCCCATTTCTTTTCACATTCTCCTGATTGATACTTGCTGTTTTTTTGTGATAGCTGTTCCCAATCATGAAGTAGAGAATTATCACCAACTGAATGAGCAGCCATGCCAATTTTGAGCCAAGCATCATAATCATCTAGACGGTTTGGATTTATTGATTGAAGAAGAGAACGTGCTTTATCAGTATCTGAATTAAGGGTTTGTATCTGTGGAGTTGTTGTTTTTTTCTTCTGCTCCATCATCTTTTCGATTATGGCAAAGGGAGCTTCTGCAATTTCAAGGTCTTTTGGCGAACGATTTTCCATCCATCTATAACCGTCAGTCTTTGGGTGTTTCCCAGATACTATTGATTGCGTACCATTCCATCGCAGTTCGATCTGTTCAACAGACCCATCCTCATCTTTTACACCTGTCTGAAATTTGCGTGTTTTAATTTTTGACCAATATTTTTCTGGAACTTGGTAGATGATTTGAAATCTACCGACACGACCTGATGTGACCATCCATGATGGTGGTAATGAGGAAAGCGAAAACCCCCATTCACCTAATATTTTTGCTGCTGATGGCCCATCATGATCTAGGAAGAGCAGGCCACCCGAAGGAGTTCCACAGCAAACACCGATACCTGTTGATTTTTTGGAAGATATTTCTTTAAATAGTTGTGAGCGTGTAAGTGGATTATTTTGCCAGTCGTTTTGATAAGGTCTTTTATTTTGAACGGCAACAAAACCCCAGTGCTTGGGAAGGCCAAGCAGTTCTTCTTTTATATCCATTATTATGCAGCCTGCTCCATTCTTTCAGAAACTATAAGTCTGAGTAAACAGGATCTTGATTCAGACCCTTTGTTGTCATCAAGCCATTTTATCTGACCTTGCGAGAGTTGAATATTAATTGTCTTTAATGTTTGTTCTTGTTCCATATCTAGGGTTGTTTATGTGTAACTATAGGGTAAGATAGCACCATATACAGTATGGTCAATGGTTAAATTAAGAGAATATCAAAAAGCAGCAAGCAGAAAGTTGACCAAGCTTTGTCAGGTCAAAAAATGTGCATATTTAAGTGGTGAATGTAGAACAGGCAAGACAATGGTGGCACTGTCTGTTGTCAAAAATATGGCACTTGAGAAGGTGTTGGTGATCACCAAGAAAAAAGCAATACCAAGTATAAAAAGTGATGTTGAAAAGATGAATCTTGAGAGGGTAGTATCCATAACTAACTTTGAACAGCTAAAAAATTTCAAGGGTACAAGTTGGAACATGATCATTGTTGATGAGGCTCACAGTGTGGGTGCATTTCCAAAACCATCACAACGATATCAGAATATCTTGCAGCTTAGATATAACAGCATCATTTTGATGAGTGGGACACCAAGTCCTGAAAGCTTCAGCCAGCTATACCATCAGTGGTCATTGACACCTTTTCTGTGGAGTAAATATCAGAATTTTTACAGATGGGCCAGTGACTATGTGGATGTGAAGGAGAAAAGAGTTGGAACTGGTGTTGTGATTAAAGATTATTCAGATGCCAAGCAAAGCAGAATTTTAAAAGATATTGAACCTTATACGGTACAGATGACTCAGAAGGAGGCAGGCTTTACTCAGGAAATTGAAGAACAAGTGCATATAGTTAAGATGTCCAGAAGAACTTACAGGTTGGCGTTAAGGATTATTAAAAACGGCGTTATTGGTAGACCTGGAGGAAGATCGGTTGTTGCTGATACTGGTGCAAAGGTTATGAGCAAATTAAGGCAGATTTATAATGGCCATGTAATTACTGAGAACCATGGTGCTGTTGTTTTTGATAAAAGCAAAATTGAATATATAAAAAATAATTTTAATGGAAGGATTGCCATTTTGTATTGCTTTATTGCAGAAGGTAAAATGCTCAGAGAAAGTTTTGGTGTTAGGGCAACCGATGATCCTGATATATTTAATGCCGTAAATGATTCTGTTTTTATCGGTCAGGTCAAGAGTTGCAGGGAAGGTGTTAATCTAAGCAGTGCCGATCACTTGATCTTTTTGGGGATAGATTATTCTGCATTGAGTTATTTGCAGGGTAGGGAAAGAGCCAGCTTTCTTGGCAGGGATAGAAAAAATAAAATTCATTATATTTTTGCAGAAAAGGGAATCGAGCCAAAAGTTTATCAGGTAGTACAATCAAAAGAAAGCTATACGATCAAGCATTACAGAAATGACAGAGGCTCAATATCAGAAGAAGCTGATCGACAGGCACGAGAAAGAAGGATGGACAGTAATCAAGTTAATTATGTGCAACAAAGCTGGTTTACCTGATCTGATCTGTATGAAACCAGATGAGGTTAAATTTATTGAGGTCAAAGGGCCGAAGGGTAGATTGAGTGAGATCCAGAAATATAGGATTGAAGAACTAAAAGAAAAAGGATTTGATGTAAAAGTAATGAAACCTTAACAAAATAAAAGTGACATCATTTTGTTGCTACAGTGACACTACATTAGCATCAAATTATGATGATACAAACCCCATTAAAACTTTTTGAATACAAAGATCTAAAAGTTAATTTAGATTCGATTGATTTTCAAATTGAACTAATAAGTCCTGAAAAAGCAAAAAATTATTTAACTTGCAATTTTAAAAACAACAGGATTGTAAAAAAAATGTGGATAAAAGAACTGGCCACATTGATGAGAAAAAAAGAATTTTATCTTAGTTGGGATTGTCTTTGTTTTAATGAAAATGGAATTTTAATAAATGGACAACATAGATTACATGCAGTAATCGAATCAAACCAAACAGTAGCTTTTTGTGTTGTAAGAAATATGCCTCACAAAGTTGCGAAACTTTTAGATAATGGCAAAAAAAGAACTCAATCAGAAAGAATTACTGTTGGTGGGATTTTGATGAAACAAAAAGAATGTGCGATGGTAAAAAATGCAATTTGTAAACTTAACACTCCATATGCTGGGACTTATCTTTATGGAAACAGTAGATATGACAAATTAATTTCTGAAATATATAAAAAACATCAAAAGTATTTTCAAAAATTAGATTCTTTAGGATATTTGTCTAGTGGATACACTACATTTTTTTCTGCTGTTGCACTTAAAATTTATGTTGAGCTTTGTAACTCCAGGAAATCATATAAACATCAGATGAGTCCTTTTGAAAGAAGTGTTTTTTGGCTTGATTTATGCCGAAATGGATATTCGCAAAGATTTCAAACAAATAATTCGACTGATTTAGCACCACTTGTTTTGAGGAAAGTTATTTTAGAAAAAAAAGAAAAGAAAGAGGCTACATGGGAGATTGATACTTTACAACTTTGTGTAAAAGCTGGATTTCAATTTTTAAAAGGTGATTCTCCTAAAAGAATACAAAAAACAGATGTTGATCCATTTAGTGACTTTCAAACGCTGAAAAGCACAAACGATTATTATGATCAATCAAACATCGTTAAAATAAAATCAAAAGAGGTTTTTTCTTATGAGTGAAAAGCTACATAGAATTTCAATACAAATCACTCCAGGTCAATATGAGTTGTTGAAATCAAGTGTCAGGCCAGGAGTATCAATATCAGGTTTGATTAGAAAAGCCATAAATAAATATTTGAAAGAAGAGTGGGATATTGAGAGAAAAGATTTTGTAGAAAAAATGATGAAAGATTTAGACAGACTGAAGGAAGAAGCAAAAAAAGATACAAAGGTTTTATTATAAAATGAATGATAAACTTGAATATCAATTCAAAAAAGCTTTTTTAGAGCAAGAATCAGAAAGGTATGTTGACTATCTTTGTGAGCCTAGAACAAAGCTAGAGGTATATGCAGCGATAGAAAAGATTGCATTACTTCATCTTGAAATCAAAAATATCGAAGATATTATTTATGCACCAGCCGTTGACAAGTGTTGACCGTTAGTTATTATTAGAAAGCCCCTGAAACCCAACCCCATGAAACATTTATTTCTCTATCTCTGCATTTTTGGCATTGGATATATCTCGCTCACGGATTCATTGACACGCTCTACCGAAATCCATTGCCTTAATAATATCGAGGCTGCCTGTCAGGAGCTTGCTAAAAAATGAAAAGTTATTTGTTTTCTGAAAAAGAAATTGATCTTATAAAAAGATCAGTTAGTAAATTCTGGACTTATGCACTAGAAAAAAAAGATGTTGAACTTTGCGATCAACTTGAAACATTATCAAAAAAAATATATAAACGATGATGAGTGAATATGATCTTGGTCTGCGTTTCCATAAACAACCGAGGAAGAAGCGACCAACCCCTGAACGCTCCGACCTCGGCAACCCAATCTTAACTATGACCGACAAAGAAATCTTCAATACATTTGCATCTGTAATTGATTCTCCAGACGCATCACCATTTTTAAAACGCTTGGCACAGGCTGGTCTTGTTGCAATGCCACAGGATAAGGCACTTATTTTGAAAACATGGCCACGTTTGATGATGCAATACGGTCCTCACACAAAGAGGTACACAGACTCATGACAACAGGATCAATTCAAATTTCAAACGAAAAATACCATGCTGATGATGCGATCTCCGCATCTATGCAAAAAGTAATGGTATCTCATGGCCCAAAGGCTTACTGGAACTCTTTTCTTAACCCTGAAAGACCAGAACATAAACCAACAAGTGCAATGCTTCTTGGAACATTAACTCACTGTGCGGTTCTTGAACCTGATGAGTTAGAAAAAAGGTTTGTTGCTGTATCATCTAGAACAACCAAAAAAGGAAAAGAAGAGGCAAAAGAAGTTGAAGAAAAAGGCATGACTGCTGTTACCGAATCTGATATGGCAAATGCCATCAAGATGAGAGATGCGGTCTTTGCAGAACCCCATGCCAAAAAGTTACTTAGTTTTGGTATTGCAGAGAAATCATACTGGTGGGAAGATACCACTTCTGGTTTGACCTGTAAGTGCAGACCTGATTGGTTAAATAAAGAAACTATTGTGGATTTAAAAACCAGTAGAACAGGAGCAAACCCCAGAGACTTTGCAAAGGCTGTTGCCAATTTTAAATACCATCTTCAATGCGCTCATTATCTATCTGGTATTCCATCAGCAAAGAGGTTTATCTTTTTAGTAGTGCAATCTGAATATCCATTTGATGTTGGATTATGGGAGCTTGATGATGATGCGTTGCAAGAAGGGCAAAAACTGTCTAGAGAAGCTCTAGATAAGATTGCCGAATGTCGCCTGCTTGATGATTGGCCAAGCTGGTGTAAAACAGGAGTTCAATCTTTATCCCTGCCCCGATGGGCATTTTCAACCCCTTTAGAAAAATGAGTTTTAATGAAGAGCAGAAAAAACTGCTTAATCAAAAAATTGATCAAAAAAATGTCACCTTCAGACCAGGTGGCGGTGGTCAGAAGTTAGCTTATGTTGAAAGCTGGCACGTTATACAGGAAGCCAACCGCATCTTCGGTTTTGATGGTTGGTCATCAGAAACAATAGAAACTGGCCTTGTTGCAGAAGATCCAAAATGTGTTTCTTATATCGCAAAGGTAAGAATCACTGTTGGTGATATTGTCAGAGAAGGCACAGGTGCTGGCCATGGTCGCATGGGCAGTATCGGTGAAAAGCATGAATCAGCAATTAAGGAAGCGGAAAGCGATGCAAGAAAACGTGCGCTGATGCAATTTGGAGATCAATTTGGCCTGTCTTTATACGATAAGGACAAGGCATGGTTGAAACCTGATGATAGTAAACCAACTGTCTCAAGTAATAAACCAATTGACAGATCTGAAAGTGATAAGTTCATCAAAGAATGTGAAGCCTTCATTAATAAACCAGGCAATAAAGACAAGCTGGGTTTGTTGAAGAAAAACATTTCCAAACGATATGAAACTAATGCTATTAGTGAAGATCAAAGAGATGGATTACTGACACTTATTCTAGAGAAGGAGGATTCATGAATGAACTTATAACCTCAGATCAATTAGCTGAAGAGCTTGGTGTAAAACCTCAAACTGTGCGACTTTGGAGAACCAAAACTCGCAAGGGTCACCCCAGTGGCCCAAAATGGACTGTCATCCTTAATAACACTATTCGGTACAACCGAGAAGATATTGAGGACTGGCAGAACAAAACTAACAACCCTAACTAATTAAATTATCATGTTAAGCATTACAGCCGTTGGCAACCTAGCCTCAGATCCAGTACAGAAAGAAACTTCTCAGGGAACTAAGGTGACAAATTTCAGATTACTTACAGACATCCAGGATGTGACTGTTTCAATTGATTGCACTGTATGGGGTAATCGAGGAGATGTTGTCATGCAGTATATAAATAAAGGTAATCAGATTACCGTGACAGGATCTGGTAATTTGAATACTTTTGAGAAAAGAGATGGCAGTGCTGGAGCATCTATTCAGGTAAGAGTGAATGACTTTACATTACCTGTGAAGAGTAGAAGCTCAGAAGCAGTACCAGCCTGATCTATAGGGGCATTAAGGTATTTCACAAAAAGCCACCTTAACCAAAGCTAACACTCAATAGTTAAGACTGAATTTTTTGTTCTATAACCACCTTATGTAAGTCCCCTTTTTTATTTATGACAACAGCCGAAAAAATCGCAGCAGCGAAAAAAAGAGTTGCTGAATTAGAATTTCTCATAAAATTATGGAGCAAAAAATGAAAGTCTTTGCATCCCCTAACACTGAAATAATGCTTGGTGGGGCTATTTTATGGGAAATTTGTTGGCAACGAAAAGGTGAGGATATGTTTGGTCAGGTAATACAGTTACCTCCTAAAGGGTGGTCTGATCCATTGTTAAAACAAGTACTGCCCGAAGATGTTGTAGAGGCATTGATTACCAAGTATGAATTACATGAAAAATAAAGATCTGATCAAAAATTATTACGACCAGCTTGCAGAATTACAGAAAAAATTTTGGTTTGAACGGTTAGATCTTAAGGAATATTGTGTAAGATATGATGCTATAAATAAAAGGATACAAGAGTTGCAAAATGAGTGATTCAAAAAAGCTTAGGAAGTTAAAGGAGATAAGAATAAAAAACCTACAAAAAAATTTACTTGATATACAACTAAGAGGAACAGAACACAGAATAAATATAAACTCTAGAAATAAAGCAGAAGTTGTTGCTAATAACGGTAGCTGGGTTACAGAACATATAAGGACAGCAATCCTTAAATATAATGTTGAGATTGATAAGTTATCAAAACTATATGTAAAAGATTTTACAAAAGAAGAACTTAAGGAATACGAAGAAATCGTTTCATCTTCTTGATAAAACCTTTTTTATCTTTTCTTACTTGATGAGTTGCCAAAGCAGCCTCAAGTTCTACAAGACGACCAAGTAAAGATGCAAGAAATACATCCTGTTTCATCTGATGCCTTACCAGATGAGTGCAATACCGTTTGACGCTGTAAATATCATCAGAGGCCAAGATGTCACGACATCTTTGTTCCACCGATAGCTCCAGCTCCAATGGAGCATCTTCTATCTCGATGTTAAGAAATTTTCTCTTTTTCATTTTACTGGGAAGAGTTTTTCTTCAATCATCTTGACGATGGCATCGTCTACGTCATTATCTGATTTGGCTGCCAAGTCTTTTAAGAGCGATAAACAGGCTTTGCGTAGACTTTCCGACTTGCCGAACTTGATAAACAGGTTGATTAAAAATTTAGACATAAATGTTTGTGTTCTTTCCCAAACATACCAAAGATTAGCGATTCTGCCCCTCAATACGACTTACGGCTTTCTCCAGTTGATTGATTCTGTTAAAAATTTCTCTGATATCTCTTTCTCTTCTGTTGCTTATATTAGATAAAACCATGAGGAAGGCGGTGGCTGCTGCCCCAATCAGTGCTGCGTGTACCTCTGGCATGATTTGGCTATAATTAAAGTATTATGGCTAATTTTAATAGTTATGGTTGAAGAAAAAAAGAAAAATCCATTGCAAAAGATAAAAGAAAGCATTGACGATAAAGAAGAACAATTGGCGATAATCAGTCTTTTTGTAAGATTGGGTGTTGTAGTTTGGTCTGGTTTTATTGTTTCTCTTAACTACATAACGATCCCTGGATATAGTACAGAACCCAAAGACATAACATTTCCAGCGAGTTTGCTTACGGGTGCATTAGCGACATTTGGCCTTGAGGGATCTAAAAAACGCAAAGAAACTCAGGAGGAGACTAAGAAACTTGCAAATAATAACGGTTCGGTGCAGACTATAAGAGTAGAAACCCCTATTAAAATAATAGGAGCAGAGATTATTGATCCACCCCCTACAAAGAAATGAAAAAGCTATTTCTATTCCTATTTTTAGTATCAGCACCAGTTCACGCTGACATAACTTCAAAATTTACATCAAGCGTAAGCGTAAAAGTTGACGCGGCCATGACACAAGCCACACGGATTGGTGCTTCTTATAGTGCTTCGGGCAGCAATATAGGAACAAGTGATTCAAACGATCAGATTGGAGGACTAACTGTAAGCAACAATGCAGTTACTCTAAACGCTGGAGATTATTCTATAAATGGTTGTGGAGAAACACCTGCTAACTGTGCAAGCACTTGGTCATTAACAGAATCATTTACAGCAGCAGACACGATTCCTGATAGCAATAGCAATATTACAGCTGGAACAGTTCCTAACTTTGGTAGTGTAATTTCAACTGTAGCTGGAAGTGGAGATGGTTTTGCAGGTTCTATTACATCAGGTCATGGGATCACAGGATTACATGAGGGTGATGCAGGTTCTACTGTTACAGGACAGTTTGTCACGGAGCTAACTATAAGATGATTTATGAAAAAACTCTTATTGTTGCTTTTGCTATATGTTGTACCTGTTAAATCCCAACCCGTGGTGCCGAATTTTACAACTGGTACGATGTCCAGCACTACGAATACAACTACATCTATAAATGAGACTATCACTTCTACAGATTATCATGGTAATTCTTATGAATATACTGTTACTGGATTGGGTGTCACAACCGATGGATCAGTCGCTCCAGATACAACGGATGTTAACGGGACAGTAGGTGGACAAAGCTATACATGGACAGGTTTAGACTTATCAACAGAAAGCAAACCAGTATTCAATCTAACAAATCCAAATTCTGGAAACGCATTTCAATTTACGGAAACTTATCGTGGCCCAGGTGGAATATCAAACGTAACAACGATCCAAAGAAATATAGAGTCGCAAAGCGTAGTCACAAGTACCTCAGTGTTCTCTCAATAATTCTGCTATCACCTACACAAGTGTTCGCTAATGCTGTTTCACAATCAAACAACGGAAGCGTCACGAATATGGCGATTCAAAGTTTGACGGGTAATATGACAACTAATCAGTACGGAGGAAATGTTGTTTGTCAGGGGCCGACCCTCACAATAAGCCCTTTTAGTACTTTTGGAGTAAATTATCAAAAACCATTTAGAGACTTTTATGAGACGCCAGTGTATGACCCAACAGATTTAAAAGGTGATTTTGATGATGATGGAAACCCAATAGGAGATGGTGTACCAGATAACCCAGGGAATATTCTTTATTATCAAAGAAATTATTCTGGAACAAATAAAGATAGTTATGCTTTGAATTTTGGAGTCTCAGCATCTTTTAGTATTCCATTAGATCGTGGCTTACAGAATCAATGTAAATCTGCTGCTGATACTCAGATAAATATACAAAAACAAGTATTAGAGAATAAACGATTAGACTGGCAAATCGCAAGGATTCGGGAATGTGGCAAATTAAAACAGGAGGGTATTATGTTAACCACTGATAGTCCATTTTTTAATATTTGTAAGGATGTTTATTTAGTGCCAAAGGCTAATCAGGTATTACCTCACACCCACAAAATATTAAAAGAAAGGTAGATAGGAAACAATCAAAACCTATCTACTTAGACCACCATTTTAATATTAGCTATCATAAAAGATTAAGACAAGCCACGGGCTGTGGTAAGACTTGTCTAAAGAAGCAAAGGCTCTATGTATCGGCAGAGCTTAAAAAAGTTACATACAACTTCCTTTGCTTATATATTATTCTACCTTATCTTTCTTCTTTGTCAGTTTTTTTACGATATTCTTAACTAATGGTTTGATGATATTAAGTAAAAGTGGAGAACTGGCAGCGACCAAGCCAATAATAGCAGTAGATACAACAGTAGAAACTTCTGGAATGTATTGACTCGTAAAGGGAACATCCTCATAGATCGTTATGCACTCTATCCCATCATCCCCTCTTTCATGGCCGATGACACGTTCTAAACGTTTTTCGTTACGAAAATCCCCAACCCTTTGATTATTTTTTCCTGGACAAGGTTCTAGTTTTATCGTTTCTTTTTTTTTTGGAATATCAGGTATTTCAGACTGTTTTGCTTGTGGGATATCAGGTCTTCTTGGAGGGCTTTCTTGTTTTTGCTCTACAATCTGTATTCTCCTTCTGTCATAGTTTATCGGTACAAAAGAGGGGATTTTTCCTTGAGGGCAACTATAAAACGCACCATTTACATCATCTTCTATTATCTGTGTATTTTTTACTGAAGCATCTCTATGGGTCTTAACGCACCCAGGAAGATCTATATTTGGTAAAGGTACATTTAAAACAGGTAAAGGAGTAGAAATGTAAGTGTTTATATTTATCTGTGGTATCTTTGGAATTATTATTTCTATTATTTCAGTCATAGGCATCTCTTCTTTTAAAAGCTTGCACTGATGAAAAACATTTTGGGCAAGATAGATTAGTTTTTACTGAAAATTCTGCAAATAAAATAGGTTCAAAATCTTGGTCAATATCGGTTTCTTTTTCAAACTCTAACTCTCCTTTGCAATACCAACAATTCATAAACCAATTTTTTTTGATGGGATTGGTAGTGATGGCCCTGTTATTTCCTGGAGGTTATTATCTAACATCTTTGGCATAAGTTTTTGCACATCAGATAATATCAAATTCATAATCTTGTTCTGAAACTGAGGAGATTGGACATACTTAAATGTAAAAAAACCACCGCCCAGTATTCCCAGAACTAAGACAGTGGATAAAATAGAAAGATAATTACAAACTTTTTGAAACATGGTAAAAGAAGCGATCCTCCGTGCGATCAGTCATACATTAATTATATCAATGCTGCTAGTTATTCCAACAATC